CAGGCATCAGATATTGGGCGCGATTGGAACATCACTCACACGGGGCCTTATCGTGCGGGCAAAATTGGCATCCTTTCGGGTGGTGCGCAGTTCAAACCGCTACAAATTAACGCCAATGATGCGCAACTTTTGGACACTCGCCGCTTCTCAGTTGAGGAAATTGCGCGTATTTTCCGTGTTCCACTTAGCCTTTTAGGTCATCCTGTTGCGGGTGCGATGTCATTTGCATCAGTTGAAGCGCAGAATCTTTCATTTGTTCAGCACTCATTGCGCCCAATCTTGGAGCGAATTGAGCAAGCACTATCAACTTTGTTGCCTGAACCTGATGGTTTCATTCGATTTAACCTTGATGCGCTACTTCGCGGCACAACTCTTGAGCGTTATGATGCCTACACCAAGGGATTGCGTGAAGGTTTCTTGAGCTTGAACGATGTTCGCGCCATTGAAGATTTGTCACCTGTTGAGTCAGGTGACCAATACCGTGTGCCGCTACAAAACATTGATGCCGCTGATGCCAAGGATGTTGGTTTGAAGTTGCGAGCAGAAATTGCCTCTAACTTGATTCAAGTTGGCTTTGACCCCAAGGCAGTTACAGATGCCGTTGGTTTGCCTAATATAAAGCACACAGGTTTGCCTTCATCTCAATTGCAACAGATTTCAAGCATTGATCCTGCCGACCCAAGCTCAGCTTATGAAGTCAATTCACGCGAAGCCCGCAATGGCAATAACTCAATGATTGTTCAAGTTCCTGAACCAACAGTTAATGTTGAAGCGCCAAATGTAACAATTGAGCCTGCAATGGTGATGCTTGAATCACCTCAAGTCAATGTTGCTGCGCCAAATGTCAATGTTGAATCTCCAACAGTTCAAGTCACCAACACAATTTCACGCCAACGGGTTATCAAGAAGGTTGTGCGTGATGATCTTGGAAGAATTGAATCAATCACGGAAGAATTTGTTGAGGGTGAAGAATAATGGCAACAGGTCTAAGCTCTTATTTAGCAAATGCTTTTCTTAATTCAGTTGGCAACGCAACAGCATTTTCAGTATCAACTGCCTATGTAAAACTTCACATCGGCGATCCCGGCGCTAACGGCACCGCAAATCCTGCCACCGAAACCACCCGCAAGGCGGTTTCATTTGGTGCGGCAGGTAGCGGTTCAATGCCAAGTGATGCTGATGTTACTTGGACAGCAATTTCAGGCAGCCAAGATGCCACTTATTTCACCGCTTGGGATGCAAGCACCGCAGGCAACTTCCTATTTTCAGGAACAATCAGCGGCAACGCCTACACCGCAGGCGATACTTACACAATCCCATCAGCATCTCTAACAGTTGCCCTAACAATCGCAAGCTAAATGGCGCAATTTGTTTTAGACACTTCTCAACTTGGCGTTGATGTTCTAGGGCCAATTGTTTACGCAACGGCATCAGCAGATTTACAGGGCTTAACCGCCACCGCAACCGCTGAAGTCACAAATGTTGTAACAGCAACAGCAAATCTTGGGGGATTGTCAGCAAGCGTAGTAATTCCTCAAGAACAAACTGCCTCAAGTTCAACAGGTTATTCTTTTGTTCAACCTAATTTCCCTGTTGTTGAACCTGAAATTGAAATAACTATTAAAACAGTTGTTGCAACAGCAAAAACAAAAGTGGCAGGGATTAAGGCAAGTGCTGAATCTAGGATTGATTTCTCAATCATTGAAGATGATGCAGAAATTTTACTTTTAATTTAGGAACAAAATGCCTTATTACATTTCAGACAAAGAGAGCGATTGCGCAGGTTGGGCAACCGTTAAAGAAAATCCTGATGGTTCATTTGAAACTATTGGGTGTCACGATTCAAAGCAAGGCGCAGTTGATCAAATGGTTGCCGTTTCACTTGCTGAAGGAATTGAGCCAATGGGCGAAGTTCGGGCAGTTGATTTAAGTGTTCCATCATTCATTCGTGAAAATGCCAAGCGTGGTTTGAAATACCTTGATGAGGGTTTTGGCGGCGATGGTTTAACCGATGGCACAAAGCGTGAAGCCCGTGAACTAGCTGCGGGGCGAGTTACAGAAAACAAAGTTAGAAAAATGGCACCTTGGTTTGCTCGCCACAAAGTTGATGGGCAAGCACCAAAGAATAAAGATAGTTCAAATTCCCAATATCCCGGCGCAGGTTTAGTTGCTTGGCTTCTTTGGGGTGGGGATTCTGATTTTAGTGATAGAGCTGAAAATTGGGCGCAAAGAAAAATTGATGCCTTAGATGCAGAAACAAACTCAAGGAGTAAAATGAAAAAGATTGAGCGCCGCACATTCACAGTTCGCGATGTTGAGGCAAGACAAGCTGACGATGGCACAATGCGCCTTTCGGGTTATGCTGCCGTTTTCAATGACTCAAGCGTTCCGCTTCCATTCAAAGAATCAATTGCCCCTGGCGCATTTCGCAAGACTTTAAGCGAAACACCTGATGTTCGATTGCTAGTTAATCACGAAGGTTTGCCTTTGGCTCGCACCAAGAACGGCACCTTGACCCTTAGCGAAGATGATCGTGGACTATATTTCAGCGCAGAATTGGCAGATACTCAAGAAGCCCGCGACATTCACACCTTAATTGCTCGCGGTGATGTTGATCAAATGAGCTTTGCTTTCCGTGTTATTCGTCAAAAGTGGAGCGAAGATCGTTCGCGCCGCGTTCTAACTGAGGTTTCACTTTCAGATGGCGATGTGTCGGTTGTAACATATCCGGCCTACCCGACCACCTCAGTTGAGGCGAGAGAAGAATTGCGCAAAGCAATTGGTGCGGTTAAAGAAGGCCGTGAAATAACAGGCGAATCTTTGGTTGTTTTGAAAACAATTTTTGATGATCTTTCCGAAGGTCACGATTACATTATGCGCGCCGTTGAAATGATGGCAATGCTTACAGGCGCAGATGGTTTAATGGAAGAAGAATCTCGCGAGAAGGTTGGCGATTTCGTTGAATGGGATTCAAGTGGCGGCACCGCAAGAGGTCGCATTGAACACATTATGGAAGAAGGCGTTTTAGGTATTCCGGGAACTGATTTCAGCGTTACAGCCGAAGAAGGTGACCCTGCGGTTCTAATTCGCATTTATGAAGAAGTTGAAGATGGCTACAAAGCAACAGAAACTTTGGTTGGTCATAAAATGTCAGAGTTGCGTTATATTGAACCGCTACCTGAACCAACAGAAAATTCATCTCGCAAAATCTCACTTCGACTTGCTAAGGCAATCGTAAACAACACAAAATAAGTTTCTGCTGAACAATCAGCAGATGAAGTCGGAGCGACCTCACACCCTCAAAGCGCCGTGAAACCATCGCCACCACCTCAAATTTTCCAACAAACTCATAAGGAGCAAAACAAATGTCATTTCTTGACAAAGTAATTGAGCGCCGTGATGCAGTTAAGGCTGAACTAGATGCAGTTCTTGAAGCGGTTGCCGCTGAAGAACGCACAGACTTAACCGCCGAGGAAACCGAAAAGGTTGATGCCTTGGTTGAAGAATCACGCTCACTAGATACAAAGATTGAAAAGTTCAACACTCAAGCAGTTGCAGATGCAAAGGCATCAGAGGTTCGTGCTTCAGTTGCAGCAGTTGTTACACCTAAGGGTGGCGCAACAGTTACACGCGAAGCTCGCACATACTCACCTGATGCTGAGGTTTCATTCGTAAAGGATGCTTTCGCAGCATCTTCACGCGGAGATTTCGCAGCCAATGAGCGCCTTGCTCGCCATATGCGCGAAGAATCAATCGAGCGCCGCGATGTCGGAACAGCTCAATTTGATGGTCTTGTTATTCCACAATACCTTGTTGATCTAGCAGCACCACTTGCTCGCGCAGGTCGCCCAACAGCAGACTTCGCAACAAGCAAGCACACCCTGCCAGCAGCCGGAATGACCCTGAACATTTCCCGTATGACAACAGGAACTTCAACAGCCGTTCAGGTTACACAGAATGATGCAGTTTCAGAAACTGATGCTGACGACACTCTACTAACCATCAATGTTCGCACAATTGCTGGTCAGCAAGATATTTCAAAGCAGGCAATTGAGCGCGGAACAGGCATTGATGCTTTCATCGTTGCCGACTTAATCCGTTCTTGGCACACAACACTTGACAATCAGATTCTTAACGGTGCAGGTACAGCAGGCACAATCAAGGGAATCCGCAACTCAGGTGGAAATGCCATTACATTCACAGCAACAACACCAACAGTTGCCTT